TCCAGACAATATGCTAGGCCGAAACAATTGCATCTTGCTCCAGAAACCATGATCTCCGGGCAACAGTTTTATTCGCTCACACGGTACTTCACAATCGCTGAAACAAACAAATCGATGTGGCAATGTTAGATTACGTTGCACACCACGTTGAAGTTTTTCTACCCAGGTAGCATCATATCCAACTTTGCCGCCTTGCCGCAGCAAACATACAACATTAAGCATAGCGTTCTAGTACAATCAATCCTGATGACTTGTTGCAGTGTTCTACAATGTGCCATTCTCGATTGTGATGTAGGTAATCTATTACGGCTTCAAATACTCCTGGCCAATCACTGGGATCGTGTAACACAATGTATTTTTTAGCCAAACTAGCATGCCTGGTTAACTCAGCAATACAATGAGCTCTTTTGTGTACAGTATCAATAAACAACAAATCGCATTCTTCGGCTGCTACCTCTAGGCTGCTGCCTACAGAAAATTTAAAGTCAGTTCCATTTTGTTTAGCATTGTATTTTAATTCTTCAAGCACAGTTAGATGCTTGTCAGTAATATCGTAACTGCGTAATTTTTTTGGTTTACCTGAAAGCCACGCACAAGTGCTAAGTCCAGTATACACACCAAACTCGGTAATGCTATCTACTTTACTGGCATATCTAGTGTAGGTATCAAATCGATCAGGACTGTCGCCAAGCCAGGCTGTGGGTTCAATCACAAGATTAACAAAATCTTGTTTGAGCTGGTCTAAGCTTCTCATTGGCTCATCCAATACACACCAAGTTTGCTTTTTTGACTTTTACGATAAGAATCTTTGATATAGTGTTTCCACGTTTCTGTAACTTCCTCATGACTCCAGTCATCCTTGACGTGTGCTTCGTGAGGATTGGGATAAGCATGCTCGTCTTGCGGCATATATCTAATGGGAATACTCACAATCAATGTTTTTGCCACAGCAAGAATACGATCAACCAATACTATTGCATCTTGTTTGGTCATGTGTTCTAGCACATCACCGGCAATTACTACATCAGGATTTAACACAGCCCAGTCCACGGTGCGAATGTCTTGATTCAAGACCTGGGTGTATCGTTGTTCAAGATTGAATTCTTCGATGTAGGGTTTCCATATTTCAACCCCAATCCAGGTGGCATCAACACAGCACTTGGCGTCCTCGCGTATGAGTTTAACATAGGTTCCTGAACCAGGTCCAATGTCTACAACAGTTTTGATAGTTGATTCGTTGGCCTGAAACCATGCTAGTGTTTCTGCTTTTCCTGATTTTAAACTGTATGACATTGTTTTTCCTTGCAAGTTTTGTTACTAAATATTTATATACATAGATAATCATGAAAGCATTTATAATTTACCTCCCAGAACGCGAGCACAGTGTTCGCCATTCTCAAATTATGTTGGATCAACTCCGTGAGTACAACATTGACGCTGAACTGTTTGAGGGCACACCTGGCAACCGAGCAGTTGAGTTGGCAACAAAATCCAAAAAAACACTGTATCCTTACAGCATCAAGAATCGTGTGTTAAACATGGAAGATATCAGAGAGTTGATTCGTCCAGAACTTTATGAAGAGTTTTTAAAGAAACATCGATTTCAGATCATTGAACGACAGCTGATTGGTGATGACGGCGCAGGTAAATTGAGTCGCCCGGGCGTGATTGGTTGTTTTTACAGCCACTATGGTCTTTGGAGAAAATGCATAGACCTTAAAGAACCCATTATGATTTTTGAAGATGATGTCAAGTTCTATCGAGGATACACGCCCGTGGAGTTTGAGGGTGTGCTGATTCTCAGTCTGGGCAAAAGTTCTTACATGACTGAACCACAAAAGACCTATTTGGAAAATCCCACAGGACCTGCAATTGCTCGCAAGTGGCAAAACTTCAGCATGCCCGGGGCCAGTGGATACGCAATCACTCCTGATGCTGCTCTGGGCCTGGTCAAGTTCTACAAACCCTACTGGTATCCAGCTGACAATGCAATCAACCAATTTATAACTCCCATACAAATCAGCACATATCTAATGGGCCGAAACACTCTTGCTGACGAAGGCAATATATCAATGACCAAATCCAAGGACTGGCAATGCAAGTAGGAATTTTCTACAATAGCATCAGCAATCCTGCCAAGTTCAGCAACAAAGTCATGTTGATGGACAACTTTGCACAAGGGGTCAAATCTCAAGGAGACACCATTGAGGAATTTCGCAACAACAGTTTGCCCACTCACAAATTAGATGCAGGGTTTGTGTTGGGATATACACTCGAAGACAACTTTCGTCGAAAGATAATTGATCAATTGCGACTGCAAAAAACGCCATCGGTGTTTGTGGACAGTAATATCTTGCACTACGGCCGTCAAGAGCATGAGTGGCACAGATACAGTCTGGGGTCAGTGTATCCAGATTCTGGAACTTATTTCTTTGACAAGTTAGACAAAAACAAATGGGCCACGTTCAGTGCCTGGCACGGGGTCAGTTTGAAACCCTGGCGCACATCGGGCAATCATATTCTTGTTTTTTGCCAGCGTCCCAAGGGCTTTAACATGTTTACCGATCAAGAAGTTTGGTTAGACAAAACCCTCACCCGCATTCGCAAGTGTAGTCCACGTCCCATCATGATTCGCATGCATCCGGGCGACGGTGCTAGACTCAAACACATAGAAAAAATAAAAAAGAAATACGGTAATACGGTTTCTATTTCAGAACACGCAAACATTCGTGATGCATTGGTCAACTGCTGGTGTACAGTTGGACTAAACTCAACGCCCAACGTGGTGGCCGCAATTGAAGGCATTCCTGGATACATATCAGACCCTGTGCATAGCTGGGCTGCTGACGTTGCGTTCAATGACATCAGCTGGATAGAAACACCGCCGCTGCCCGACAGGTCAGAATGGATTCATAAAATTGCCAACATACATTGGTCCAATGACGAAGTCAAGTCTGGAAAACTCTGGATGTCAATCAAGCAATATATTTCTGCTTCTCATTGACAAAAATTTCTAGATCTTTTCTAGTGCCCTTGGCAGTCCAGATATAACCACTTTCTTGCATTTGCCAGTCAATGTATTCAGACGGAAGATTTCCCCACTGATATTTTGGAACTAAATCAAGCAGCACATCTTGATCAATGCCCCAGTATAAATTATCAGTTTCAATATTGGTTTTTAAAATTGTTGCGTATTCTTTTAAAAAATCATGGCCGCGCACATTTCCAGTTAGATACAATCCGCCGGCTAGATATCTGGCTTTGCGACCTGAGATATAGTGTATGTAAAAATCCCTAGCAACATCCAATGCTGGCAAGTTTTTTCGAACAACAGCATCAACATCTATGGCTAGGGCCTGAGCAGTGGGCTGAATCAATTGTTGCAGTCGTATAAATCTTGCTGAAGCAAAGTATGTACGTTGTATTCGTTGTTGAATGCTGGTGTCCTTGCCTTTGGTCATGGCAGTGAGAATTCGCCGACGACGATCAGCAAGTTCAGGATCTGCTGACGCAGTTGCCCACTGTTTTGCACACACATCAAATAATTCTATAGGTGCATGTTCGTGGGTAACGCTAACACGGTCTCGATTGTTACAATAAGCAATTTGTTCTGGTGTGGGATTGTAAAGATGCAAATGCACACCAAACTGAGTGTTTTGTAATACACTGTTGATCAACGCAGGACCAAAATCGTTGAAGTAATCGTGATCGCATGCGGCATAGATAAAGAAATTGGACTGATCTAACTTTCCGTGGAGTGGTGGCATTAACATAGTTAAATATTTAACTGTGATCAAGACACTAGCTTATTTTCCCTTACAAGTGGCACTGAATGGCAAGTCAATAATGAATTCTTTTTTGGATTATTGTCAAGCTGCCAAAATACAAACACAAGAAAATTCAATGACAGCAGATGCTGCTGTGATATGGAGTGTGCTATGGCACGGTCGCTTGTTTGCAAATCAAGCAGTATACGAGCACTATAGATCTCAAAACAAACCGGTTATCATAATAGAAGTGGGTGCTCTGTATCGTGGCAACACCTGGAAGATTGCAGTGAATCATGTTAACTCACAAGGTTACTATGGTCACCTGGAGAATCTAGACTGGGATCGTCCACGTAAATTAAAGATAAGTCTTGCTACTCAATTGCTGTCACGCCCAGAAATTGTTATTGCTGTGCAGCATCGACACAGTTTACAAGTAGAATCCATGGCGTTCAACTGGATTCAGAATCAAATTGATCAAATTAAAAAGGTGTCAGATCGTCCCATAGTAATTCGTCCACACCCTAGATCAGTTCTAGTGCTGGATCATTTGCCTCCAGGAGTCAGCATTGAACGCCCCAACAAAGTGACCGGGTCATATGACAGCTATGACATGCACTATGATTGTCATGCTGTGGTCAACTACAATTCAGGACCTGGTATACAAGCTGCAATTGCAGGAGTGCGTCCCGTAGTAGACGCTTCAAGTCTAGCACATGCTGTGGCAGTTGATTATGCTGACATAGAAAAACCCTACACCATTGACAGAGACCTGTGGCTCACACAAATATGCCACACTGAATACACCCCCCAAGAAATACAACAAGGCCTATGGCTAAAAAGAATAGAACCAGCACTGACGGCATAACTGACTGTGCTTGTGTGATACACAGCACCGGTTATGATTGGCAATATGTGGAAAAACTACACAGTATGTTGACCAGATTCTTGCCTGGTGGTATACGTATGCATGTGTATACCGAAGCTGATAGGCCAGTTCCTGACCACATGATCAAGCATGTGCTAACAGAATGGCCAGGCATTGCTGGTCCCAGACGAAGTTGGTGGTACAAAATGCAGTTGTTTAACCCTGCACTATTTCAGGGCAACATGCTGTATTTTGATCTGGATTGTGTTATCGTCAATGATCTGACCTGGATCACACAATTGGATTCCACAATGTTCTGGGGAATAAAAGATTTCAAATATCTTCAACAGCACGTGAGCATAATCAATTCCAGCGTGATGTGGTTCAATACCCAGGAGTTTGCTTGGCTGTGGCAACGGTTCTCTGACCAAGGTATAGATGTTGCACGGCAAGGATGCCAGGGAGACCAAGACTACATAACCAAAAACATAGATCTAAGTCAGCGGCGCTTTTTTGACACCAAGTACTTTCAGAGCTATCGTTGGCAATGTCTAGATGGCGGCTACGATTTTAAATATCGACGATATCACAAACCAGGCACAGGGGTCACAATTGCTCCTGACACTGCTGTGATTGTGTTTCATGGCAGTCCCAATCCGCATCAAGTAGCAAACCCTGCAATTGCTGAACTTTGGCGTTAGGTTGACCATTATTTCCCATTCTGCTATAATACACGCATAGACAGCAAAAAGGAGCAGAAATGATTGATGTGACACAAGAATACACCGTAGAGCACAACGGACGTTCATACACATTCAAGCACGGTGATCCATTTGATCGCGGCATGTCAGACAGCTACTACGGTCGTATCCGTGGTCCACACAAGGGTGGAGTTGGTGGCACAAGTGGCCTCCGCAACACAGACCTAACCCGCCAAGAGATTGCAGACTACGGTGCAGGCTACAACTACAACGAACACACCGGCGAGAAAAAAAGCTGGGATTGACCATTAATTCCCATTCTGCTATAATTAACACTTAAACAGCAACAAGGGGCGCGACATGGGCTACAAGGTACTGGCAGACAAGTTCGAAATGGATCAGATGCGTACCAAATACGGTCCACGAAAGGGCCTAGAAGGTCCGTTCAACTTCTCAGGTCGAGTGTTGTATTATGACAACAAACAAGGCCAGTACTACGATCCTACTACAGACTTCTATGTAGAACAGGACGAAATGGATCAAATCCATGCACAATTAATGACTGTTCTGACCAAAATCTAGTACTTTAGTGTTGCAAAAAAACAACACCCAAACGGTTGACCCCAAATGTCCATTCTGCTATAATTAATACTTAAACAGCAAACAGGAGCCAGCAAATGATCAAGCAATTTGTGCAAGTTAGTGCCCACAGAGACAGCAACAATTTTGCACATTGTAGCAACCTAAGCCTGATGGCCAATCAGAATATGAGTGCCTTACAGGCCCAGCGCTACCTGCAGGTCATGGCAGATGATTATGCCCAGCGCGGATACGCCGTTGAGTGGATTCGTGAGGACTTTGATGCAGTGTACGAAGAAATGTACGGCGAATTGTTTGCTTGACCATTAATTCCTATTCTGTTATAATTAATACTTAAACAACGCACACCAAAGGAGCCAACCATGAGTGCAATTCGTATCGTTCGCGGAGAGTATCGTAAACGTCCCGTAGCTGACCAAGTGTTTAGTCTTGTGTCAGGGTTTCAAACAGGTGCCAAAGGCAACTTTGTGACTGTGAAAAACGACGGCAATTTCCCTAACTGCCCTGATACGATCCGTATCCGTGTTGACAACATTTCTGATATTGAGTATACTAACGGCATGACAGACACAACCACCAACGCTGCCAAGGCAGTGGCTGCACCAGCAGAAACAGAAGAACAAGCTATTGAGCGTATTCGTGAGCGTTTTGACATCCTGCACGAAATGACCAAGGCAGCAGTCACAGGCGACATTCGTGCCATGATTGTATCAGGTCCTCCAGGTGTGGGCAAGAGCTTTGGCGTGGAGCAAGAGATTGAAAAAGCCACCATGTTTGACAAGCTAGCAGGCAAGCGACTTCGTGCAGAAGTTGTGAAAGGTGCTGCTACTCCCATTGGCCTGTATCAGACCTTGTACAAGTATTCGGACGAAAATTGTGTAGTTGTGTTTGATGACTGCGACAGCATCTTGCTGGACGATGTGAGCCTTAACTTGCTGAAGGGTGCCTTGGACTCAGGCAAGAAGCGTAAAATTAGCTGGTTGTCAGAAAGCTCGAGCCTGCGCCGCGAAGGCATCCCGGACAGTTTTGAATTCAAAGGCAGTGCCATCTTCATTACCAATTTGAAGTTTGACAAGATGAAGAGCCAGAAACTGCGGGACCACTTGGATGCATTGCAAAGCCGATGCCACTACTTGGACCTGACTCTGGACACCATGCATGACAAGATTCTGCGTATCAAGCAAATTGCCAAGGACGGCGTGTTGTTTGCAGACTACGACTTTGAATCCGAAGTGCAAGACGAGATCATTGCGTTCATGGATGCTAACCAGAATCGTCTGCGTGAAATGAGTCTGCGTATGGCTATCAAAATTGCAGACCTGCGCAAGATGAGCATGCTGAACTGGAAGCGTCTGGCAGAAACAACTTGCATGAAAGTAGCATAATATGTTTGAAATTTGGGATGGTGACTTGTTCTTGTATGCTGTGGACACCCAGTACGAAGCAGACGAACAGGCCGAAGCAGGCTTTATTGTAAAAGAAATCAACAAATAATCCTGGGCGCTGGTTGGCTCCGGCCCGGGCTTTTGGCAGGTACCCTTAAAACGGTACCTGTTTTTTTGACTTCTTGCAACAACAAGTGTACACTAGCACAATGAAACATCTTGTTATTGTGCTAGGGCAGTCTGACCCGCTGACTCTTCAATTTCAAATTCGCAACACTCCCGTGGCCAAGTTGTGGGTTAACAGAATGCAGGCCCGTGGAAATTATCCATTAGATCATCCCAAAAGATTTTACGGATTCAACACCCCGGAGCAAGAAAAATCTCGAGCAGTTGATATAATCCAACAATGCATCTCAACAATCAATGCACATTCGCCAATCATCACAAGGCCATTTGAATACACACAGGATTGTTTGAACTATCTTCACAATATATTTGAAAAATATCACGGACTACTGGACCAACAAAATACCCAATACTGGAACACCGCACCTTTGTCAGTACAGCAGGCACTGGCAGAATTAAACATAGCAGTTCACAGATGTGAAACAGCATTGGCCCAGAGCGATCCTCGATTGGTATGTACTTGGTTTGGCATGCCCAAAACTGAAAGATTAAACACCGAATTGCAACAAGAATACGGCACCTCAGAAATCACATTTGGTACAGTGTATTTGAACTACTGCGAAATTGGCAAAACTGCAGAAGATCTAGCACATGACAATGATAAGTACATTGCCGACGAAGCATTCAAACCATTTGATCATTACAGTGCTGATTTTAATGTTCAATTTGGCAATCGTAGCTTGCTTAAGAAATACGCCAACGTTGACAATTATATTCGTCAGCATCAAGACTTTTTTCTTGCACACGGCATAAAAAATGTGTATAATATAAAAGCGCAGCCTTTGCGTTTTCCTGTAGCTGATCTAGAGTACAGTGCCGACAAAAAAGATTTACTACAAAAGATTGCACAAAGACAACATGTGCAACAAGTTACTATACAATGAAACAAGCAACAATAATCATACGAGATGAAGTCAATATCAAGATCGAAGGCCTGGATCTTGACTGTAGAAAGAAACTGGTTAACACATTCAAGTATGAAATTCCTGGGGCAAGATATCAACCCGCAGTGAGACTGGGTCGGTGGGATGGCAAGGTAGCTTACTTTCAATTGGGTGGGTCCAGCTACATCAATCTCTTGCCCGAAATAATTCCTATTCTAGAACAATATGATTATGACATTGAACTGGATGATCAACGTGATTATTCCACTGTGTTTGATTTTGTGCAGGTAACAGAAGATTCATTTGCACACAAAACTTGGCCTCAGGGGCATCCTACTGTGGGTCAACCCATCTTGTTGCGTGACTATCAAGTAGAGATTGTGAACAACTATCTGCAGAATCCGCAGTGCATACAAGAAGTGGCCACAGGCGCAGGCAAAACACTCATGACTGCTGCCTTGAGCAAGAGCGTGGAAGCATATGGTCGCAGTATCATTATTGTACCCAACAAGAGCTTGGTAACACAAACAGAAAAAGACTATGTCAATCTAGGCCTGGATGTGGGCGTGTACTTCGGTGATCAAAAAGACTACGACCGAACCCACACCATATGCACATGGCAAAGTCTAAACAACATGATGAAGAAAACCAAGTCAGGCGAAGCCGAAGTGGACATTCAGGACTTTATCGAAGGCGTGGTTTGTGTGATTGTGGACGAAGTACACATGGCCAAAGCAGATGCCTTAAAAACCTTGCTTACAGGTGTCATGGCTAGAGTGCCAATTCGATGGGGGTTGACAGGAACTGTGCCCAAAGAAAAGTTTGAAAGCCAAAGTCTGCTGGTAAGCCTGGGCCCTGTTATCAGCAAGCTCAGTGCCAGTGAACTACAGGATCGTGGCGTGCTGGCCCAGTGCCATGTGAACATCGTGCAACTGATAGACCATGTGGAATACAGCAACTATCAAAGCGAGCTAAAATACCTGCTAGAAGAGTCAGGTAGATTAGACACCATAGCAGATCTGGTGCGTCGAGTAAACGAAACTGGCAATACCTTAGTGCTGGTTGACCGCACAGAGTGTGGTAGACAACTGGTAGCACGACTGGGAGAAAAAGCTGTGTTTGTGTCCGGAGCAACAAAGGGCACAAAGAGGCAAGAAGAATATGACGAAGTAGCAGATGCCACAGACAAGATCATTGTGGCCACTTATGGTGTGGCTGCTGTGGGTATTAACATACCGCGAATCTTTAATCTTGTGCTGATTGAACCAGGCAAATCATTTGTTAGAGTTATCCAGTCAATTGGACGTGGTATTCGCAAAGCCGAAGACAAAGATCATGTGCAGATCTGGGACATAACCAGCACATGCAAGTTTGCCAAACGCCATCTTACCAAACGCAAACAATTCTACAAAGAAGCCAATTATCCGTTCTCAGCAGAGAAACTAGACTGGATGAAGATCAACTAATGGTTGACTTTGTGGCACAAACACTATATTATTAACACATGCGAATTCTAACACTAGACAACACTTATTATGATCTTGATCATCTGCCTGAAGAAGTAGATGATATGAGATTTGCTATCTTGGATAATTCAAACCCCCAAGATCCTGATTATCATTTCATTCCTTTGATCTTTTTAGAGAGTTTTAACGCTCCTGCACTAGTGTTGAGAATTGGTAATGCCACTATCAAAATGCCCATGGACTGGCAAATTCTAATAGGCGAGCCCGATGTTGGTGATCTAGAGGTATTGCCGTTGACCAGTATCAACGATCGCGGATTCAAGGTGTTTCAATTCAATCCGCTTACTAGCTACAGACCCAGTTTTCCAGACATTGAAATTCTGGATGTTTACCATGAAGTAAACTGGTATGCACCCAAATTAAAAAATGGGCAGATGCTGGCAGTGCCTCTGAATGATGATGCAGAACCTGACTGTGTGTACTTTGTCAAAGACGTCAGCCGCAATTGTGAAATCGTGGACTACAACAAGGCTTGGTAATGTACACAGAACCTCAGTTATTTGAAACACTTGCTCGCCTGGTCAGGATATATGCGGAAAGCTATCCTGACGATCGAGAAGGACTAGAACGATTCTTGCACTGGGCACATGCACAATACGGTTACACATATGGGCCAGCTTAAACCAGGCGCAACCTACATTTACGAACGGGTCGGCGACACTGTGTTCAGAAGAGAGTCTGGTGCCCTGGACCGTGAAGTAGTCGGCTACGACGCCCGCACCATTGATGGCAGACCGTTGGTTGATCATATACAGGAAGAAAAACTGTGGGGTCAGATTAGACAAGCTGCCCGGACCAATCCTGCTTTACAAGATGCATTAGAACGTGCTATAATGATTTACCAACTTAGTAAAACCAATGAGTGATAAACTACATATTGGCAACGAAATGCGCCAACTGGATCTCAAGAACAGAGACTTCTACGACAGCTTAGATACGGAAGAACGCAAGAAGTTTAGCACATTTCTCATGATACGCTGGAGCAGTGCAGTAGAAGGCTCCCGCGAACTACAAGAGTATTATGTACAAAGTGCCAATCACTATGTGAACAAGCATTTCTTTACACTCAGCAAGCACCCCAAACTGCAATGGTTGTGTGCAACTGCTGCAAGCCCGGGCATGGGTGCGCTACGTCATAACTGGATTGCGCCCAAAAAGAAAGAAGCAGGTGCCGGCACCAAACGCAAAGCACTGGCCGCAATGTTTCCGCACTACAAAGACGATGAGATCGACGTCATGATGCAGATAGTCTCACAAAAAGAAATTGACGCTTATCACAAGAGTACTGGCCTTGATAAGAAATGATTCAACAGTTAGTGGTCAATGGTTGCAGTTACATGGACATGTACGCTCAAGGTGGCGGCCATGTTGATCTAGCACAACAACTTGGTATTGCCAATTGTTTCAGCCTAGCCATTGGCGGTAGTGCAAACTCTCGTATTATACGTACCACTCTCAAACACAGTTATCAAACCACAGTGCCCACGTTTTATTTACTGGGTATGACATTCCTTAGCAGGCTTGAATGGCCTATTTTGTATCAAGATACCACTCGTGAGTTTGAAGGGGTATGGACCAACCCTCAAAATCAACAATTTCAAAATCAATGGGTGCCACACTGGACTGATCAGGACACCAAACAATGGATAAAACTCAAGCTCAAAAGTGAACTTCATAGCATTACAGATCGATTGGAAGATCTAATGTACCGCATGTTGAGTTTGCAGGACAGTTTGATTGCTCGCGGCCACCGTGTGCTGATGTATCAACAAGCAGACAACATTTATCAGGAATTCCTTGAAGATTCTCGTTTTGAACTTTTAAAAAACAATACGGGCATCAAAGACGGGTTTGCCTGGCGATCAATTGCGTGGCAACACATGCATAAAGTTGCTGCCACAATCTATTCCGAAGGAAGTCAATATGTGCCATCAGACATGACTCATCCACTTGCTGGACATCATTTGATGATCAATACTCATTTGACACAGTACATTAAAGATAGTAAACTACTAGCATGACATTTGCATGTGCTTACTGCAAGAAAACTTTTGTAAAGGAAACTTCTATTGAAGTGCATGTGTGCGAGCCCAAACGCCGTGCATTACAAAAGGACGATCCCGGAGTCAGGCTTGGGTTTCAAGCATATCTGCGATTCTACGAAACCATGCAAGGATCGTCCCGTAACAAAACCTACGAAGACTTTGCTGGATCAGCCTACTATCGAGCCTTTGTGAAATTTGGGCGTTACTGCGTGGACACTCGCACAATCAATCCAGCTCAGTTCATGCTGTGGCTATTAAAGGCACAGAAAAAGATTGACTACTGGTGCAGTGACAAAGTCTATACAGAATACTTGCTGTACTATCTACAAATAGAAGCAGTGGATGATGCACTGGCTCGAGCAATTGAATACAGCATGACCTGGCAAGAAAACACAGGCCATCCTGCACATGACTGTTTGCGTTATGGTAATACCAATGCAGCATGCCATGCAATAACGTCAGGACGGATAAGTCCATGGGTGATTTACAACTCGGAATCAGGACAAAAGTTTTTGAGCGGCCTGGATCCCACTCAGGTGGCCATGATCTGGAGCTACATTGATTCAGATGTATGGCAAAAACGTTTTAGAGATCGTTCCGAAGATCAAGCATATGCACAAGAAATTTTAACCAAGGCAGGATGGTAACATGATTAACACTATTATGAATGGGGCAGGAATAAATGTTATTGCCAGCGGTTCCTCGACGCCCTATATTGACATGACTCGAACCAGTGCTGGCATGGTCCGATACAACAATAACAATGTTGAAGTTTATGACGGCAACTCTTGGATAATAATGTCCAGCGGCATGGTCCAGGTCAGTCTTGATGGGGTGACCTTGGAATCCTTACAATGGGTTCGCCGCAAAATGACTGAAGAAAAGCGTCTTGAAGAATTAGCGAAGACTCATCCCACAGTGGCTGATGCCTTGTTGACTAGAGACCGTGCAGAAGATGCACTAAAAATTACTGTAGCATTGTGTGACACTAAATGAGCGCGGACATTGACATTGACGTGCCCAACAGAGATGCTGTGTTGCAACTGATACAGCATGTGCCTGCACAACAAAGCACTGGACGTAGACACAACTCAGGCATATATGTCACAGACATTCCACGAGATGCAGTCAACGGGCATGCAGCATTAGACTACGAGTCAGCAGAACAGCGAGGTTACTTCAAGATAGACCTGCTGAACATGAGTGTTTACAACTTGGTTCAAAGCCCCGAACACTACGAAGCACTACTGGCACAAGAGCCCAATTGGCAACGATTATGTACTGACACAGCCTGGGCCAGCCAACTGGTACACGTGGGCAATTATGTGGATTTGTTAAAGATAATGAAACCTGATTCAATACCTAGAATGGCTGCTTTTATCAGTATCATTAGACCAGGCAAAGCACATCTACAGCGTCGGCCCTGGGATCAGGTGTTTGCTGAAGTATGGAATGGTGATGATTCACGGGGTTACACTTTTAAAAAGGCACATGCTATCAGCTACGCTGCCTTGGTGGCCCTGCACATGAATTTACTCAATACGCCTGACCAAGGTAATTGATTTTCGTTTGGATTTTTTACGAGCAATATCCATAAGGCTACAAATGGGACCGTGTAAAATTTCCAGGTCCTTGTTGGCAAATGTTCTCAAAGTCACACGAAATTGATCCCACTCTTTACGCAAGAAAATGTTTATAGGAATGCTTCTGTTGCTTTCCCACCACCAAGTACTTGCCAGTTCCAAAAATAACATCTTGTCAGACTGATCTGTAACAGATCCAAAGTCGTAAATAGTTGTCACAATGTCATCACGATTTTGTACCACTCCCACATACTCTTGATTTGCGTAAACGCACAAGGTAATAAAGGGGTACTTTTCCGTCAGTTTTTCAAATATGTTATTGCCCATCAGGGTTATTTATTAGCAGCTAAATAGAGTAATGTATTCCACCACCGTTTATCTTTACCAACAAATTACCCGAGTGTTATTGGTCAACACTGATGGTGGCTACTTCACAGCAAGGTATGATCCAGTGTACGCAAAATCTCTAACCATCAACAAAGGCGTGGACAATGTTCTCTTGTTTGAGTTCATTAACCAAGACCAAAAACCTGTAAATATCACAGGTAGCACGTTTGTTTTCCGTGTGATCAACCAGGCCGGCGACGAGCTGCTGGTACAAAAGGACTGCGAAGTGTTGAGTGCTACCACAGGGCGTGTTAAAGTGGTTCTAGACACCACTGACACCATCAACATACAAGCACAGCCTGCCAGCTACAGCATTGAACGCAAGGCCGGCAACTATGCACAAGCTGTGTATGTGGATGCCAACAGCCAAGCTCGTGCCGACTGCAATATTGTAGACTCCATACTGCCACAATTCCAGCCCAGCCAGCCAGTCACAGTGCCTGACATTTACGGCAAGAATCAATTTGTGAGCGCAGCACCCACATCTTATCCAGACTGGGCACTGAACCCGCAACCAATCAACAGCATACAACCAACTGAGTTTTACAGCAGTCAAATTGAAACCACAGGTGCTGCATTTACCACAGTAAAATTTGACCTGGTTCACTTTACCGGAGCCATTAAGGTTCAAGCTGCTGAAAACTACGAAAGTGTCTGGTATGATGTCAGCGAATCTCGTGAATATTTTGACGACACAGTTAGCGACTATTTTAACATTGTGGGCTATCATCCCTTGTTGCGACTGGCTCTAAACAACTCAATCGGTTACGGAGCCAGCGGCACAGTCACTGTGGTCAACGGTGTGGTTACAGGAGTGTCTCTGACCAATCCAGGCTATAGCTATGTTGCTGCACCTTATGTTCAGATTCTGGGCAACGGTGCCGGTGCCATAGTAGAAGCGGTATATGGCGGCAACGGAACGGTCAGCCAAGTCAATGTGATTGCTGGAGGTTCCGGATATTTGCCAATTCAATTCTTAGGCAGTCCATCTGCTACTGCGGTTTTCAGCAACGGCAAGATTGAAAACGTTCAATATCGTTGATATTGTGTGACAACTCTGCTATACTAAGCAGATGCTGGATATCTTAGATTACTTACCCGCCAAGCGAAAAGTCAGCCCCAGCGGCTGGATCAGCTTTAATGCGGTGTGCTGTTATCACAACGGGGACAGTCCAGATCGACGCAGTCGTGGCGGCATCAAAACAAACGAGCAGGGCTGGAGCTATCATTGCTTCAACTGTGGCTATACTGCCAGCTTTATTATTGGACGCACAATAAGTTACAAAGCCCGTAAGTTGTTGGGTTGGTTGGGCATGCAAGAACGTGAGATTGACTTGATCAATCTAGAAAGTCTACGACACAAAAGCATCAATGGCATTTTGGAAGATCGACAACAAGTTACCAACATACTGCAAGGAATTCAGTTTGAAGAACGAGAGCTACCACCCGGTGCAGAGTTTTTAACAACAGATTTTCCAACACAATGGGATTACTTACAAAGCAGATGTGTACCTGCTGACTTTCCTTTTATGGTGCAAGCCTCGTCAAAAAGAGCCGGGGTGATTGTGCCGTTTACACACAACAACAAAATTGTAGGCAGCACAATTCGATTTTTAGACGATAGGAATCCGCGTTATCTTAATGACATGCAACCGGGCTATGTGTTTGGAACAGACTTGCTGCACAACAACTGGACTCATGTTATAGTAACAGAAGGCATCTTTGATGCGCTGTCAATTGGCGGCCTTGCACTAATGCACAACACAGTAAGTGATGCTCAAGCAAAATTGATACGACGACTGGGCAAAGAAGTCACTGTGGTACCTGACCAGGATTCTGCAGGTATTGAACTGATTGATCGTGCCGTAGAACTAAACTGGGCAGTAAGCATACCTAACTGGGGTGCAGACGTTAAAGATATCAACGATGCTGTGAAGAAATATGGTAGACTAGGCGCATTGATAACTATCATGCAGGCTAGAGAAACATCTAAAATTAAAATTGAATTACGAAAGAAACAACTTGTTAAAAGACTACGGAACTGATGTACAACGACTGTTCCTGGAGATGATACTTCAGGATGCAGAAAGTTATGTTCGTGTGCAGAACATCTACAATCCAGAAAACTTTGATCGTAGTGTAAGACCTGCGGCCGAGTTTATCAAGACACACAGTGTGGACCACGGCACTTTGCCCACTGCTGCACAGATCGCTGCAACCACAGGGATCAAGTTACAACACCTGGATGAATTCAATGAAGGACATCATGCTTGGTTTATGGAAGAGTTTGAAAACTTTACCAAGCGGCAAGAATTGGAACGTGCTATTTTGAAAGCAGCTGACTTGCTGGAAAAGGGCGACTACGATCCTGTGGAGAAACTGATCAAGGACGCTGTACAGATCAGCTTGACCAAGGACATGGGCACAGACTATTTTGATGATCCAAGTGCTCGTATCAACAAGTACTTTAATGCTGGAGGACAGGTCAGCACAGGATGGCCACAAATGGATCGATTGTTGTATGGTGGATTCAGCCGTGGTGAGTTGAACATATTTGCAGGCGGATCAGGCTCGGGCAAAAGCCTGGTCATGATGAACATTGCACTCAACTGGTTGCAACAGGGCTTGAGTGGTGTGTATATTACACTGGAACTGAGTGAAGAACTAACCAGTTTGCGAAGTGATGCAATGTTGACCAGCATGAGCACCAAAGAGATTCGCAAAGACATCGAAACCACTGCGCTCAAGGTCAAGATGATTCAAAAGAAGTCTGGACAGTATCGTGTGAAGGGGTTGCCGGCACAAAGCAATGTGAATGATATTCGTGCTTATTTGAAAGAAGTACAGATACAAACAGGCATTAGAGTGGACTTTGTGATGGTAGATTATCTTGACTTGGTCATGCCAGTGAGTGCTAAAGTTAGTCCCAACGATTTGTTTGTGAAAGACAAGTATGTGAGTGAGGAACTGCGTAATCTAGCCAAAGAACTGGGCATTTTGTTAGTGACAGCCAGTCAGTTGAACAGATCAGCAGTGGAAGAAATTGAATTTGACCACAGCCACATTTCAGGTGGTATTAGTAAAATCAACACAGCAGACAATGTGTTTGGTATCTTTACAAGTCGTGCTATGAAAGAGCGTGGCAAGTATCAGATCCAGTGTATGAAATCTCGAAGCTCGACCGGCGTTGGTCAAAAAATTGATTTGGAGTATAACATTGAAACCATGCGTATTACTGACGAAGGCGGGGACGAAAACGGTTACAACAAACCACAAAGTTCAATCATGGAATCAATCAAGGCCAAGAGCCAGGTTGCTGCAAGCTCCGATGCTGCCTGGGCCGCGCCTGCAGGAGGCACACACGTTTGGGACAAGCCTGTGGTCAAGCAAGGAGATGTTGCCAAGGTTTCAGCAGACGTTCAAAGTGCCAAGCTGAAACAAATGCTGGGCAAGATCAAAGCGTCATAATGATATACCTGGATTTTTTTTCAGGCAGTCATGGGCACTTTCTAGAGTATGTAATTAATACGTGGATATTCAAGGGTCCACGAGTACCTGACATTTTTACTGAGCACGGTGCTTGTCATCAGATTCGTAAAGACACAGCATACATGGCACACAGAATAGTAGAAGCTGCACATTATACTGAGTTTAATATATCACAAAATACTCCAACCAAGGTAATTAGAATCAACATTAGTCAGGATTGGGCCAACTGGATATATCAAATCAATGTCATGAGTCGAGCCGGTGATATACCTTTAGAAAAAAAAATAAAACTAATTTCAGAATCAGTGAGACGTAGTCCCGCCAAACTTAGAAATGAATGGTATGCTAAATTTAATTCAACAGTTGATGGATATCCTCTTCCCGACAATTGGAGTTGGATTGATTTACCAGCTTTTGAGTTTTGCATGGAAAGTTTGTTTGATCTAGTGGAATTTTATAATGAACTATATCGCTTGGCTGAGTTTTTAGAAATAACATTTGTGCCTGACCAAGAACTAAGTGATTTGTCTGAAGAATTTTTAACTAGGAATCAAGGATGGCAACATTACAAAGAATGCAAACACCTAGTGCATGCTGCAATAGTAGGAAATAACATTGAATTTTTCAGCACCGAAATGTCGCAAGCATTGATCAATAGTTTGTTGTCAAAATCTGTTGGAATATTTGATGGAGAATTGTTTGATAATGATAGTTATCCTAGCAACACTTGCCAGTTATGGAACATGGTGGATCAACACTTAAAAACTTTTGATCAGAAATTTTGATATGAAGAAAATTTTTTGTTTTGGTGACGGATTTGCAACTGGACATATATGGCCAGAATGGCCTCAGATTTTACAAACGCTGCTGCCCCAATACCAAGTGATCAACACAGCAGGAGTTGGGGCAGGCACTGAATTTTTAGTTTCAGGATTTGTGGATCTAGTAGATGGTATGCACGACAGCATAGTAATTTTTCAATGGCCTAACGCAAATAGATTCGACAAAATGATTCAAGATGATTCCTGGCAAAATATCATTGCCAACGATCCAACGTATTATTTTAACGTCAATGTTGATTCACAAGATCGTAAATGGTGGTTGAGTAGTGCCAGCACAGTCCAAGAAGTTCAAGACTATCACAAACTGTATGTGCAGCTAGGCCAACACAATCGTAGACAACAGATGTATCAGACCCTGGTATCGCACACAGCCGCTAATTTAAATTGTCAACTAGTTCATACTAGCACACAGTCAGCAGACACATTCAGCCAGCACAGCCGATTCGGATTAACCCGGCAGACACAAGTACAACCGTCTCCAATTGTGCATTTCTATTGGTTAGTTGAACAAATTATTCCGCAAATTGATATCACTGTTGATCAAAATTTACAAAAAGAATTGGAATTGTTGATTAATCAAACACCCTGGATTCCATATGACCCTGATCGAGAATCAATATGGTCAGACATAAATGCCAAACTCGAGTTTAAGTAATTGAACCTTTGATCACTGCAAAGCGTAACACAACTGCTTCTCCTAATGTGCCCGCTGTACGATTAGTCAACGTAATTACTGCTGACCCTGTGGTGCAATTGCCGTTGACGTTGTAGGCGCCAAGTGTAGCTCCTCCAACAATGTTGATCAACAGCAAATCACGTGTGCCAATAGTAGAGTTGGTTAGCGTAAAACTCACAGCAGTAGCCGCAGCCAAGTTGGTATTCTGCATGGTGATTTCACCAGATGGTTTGTTCAACACCACTGTACCAGATTTGTTGCCAGACTGTGAAATAGTGCCGCCTGCTCCTGCTGCATAGCCCACAGTTCCGGCGCTGGTCAAACCGATACCAGCAGCACCGGCCACAGTTACGTTACCAGTGACACTTGCAGTTCCTATACTAGCGATTCCAGTAGTAATAACATTGCCTCCAGCAATATTACCTGTGACGCTTAGGTTGCCAGTTATGTTGCCCGAGAATGCACTGATGCCGCCCACGTTCAGGTTGCCGCCAATGCCCACACCGCCTGTTACAACCACAGCACCTGTGGTGGTACTGGTGCTCACAGTGGTGTTGGTAAAAGCTATAGGTGTACTAACAATACCAGGATCACGACTGTTGTCAAAGATCCAAATGGTTGTGCCGCCGTCAACGCTCACAAACTCAAATGCATAGTTGCCCACAGCGCCAAATGTAATGGTGTTTGATACACCAGGTGTGCCCGGCGATACACCGCCAATCGTGGCAATGCCCTGACTCACTGACGCTGGCAAGGTCACAGTGTGTGCAACGTTGGTGATGTTGAAACCCACTCGTACAGTGCCAGCAGATCCACTGGCAGGAAAGTTTGTGAAACTCAGGCTAACTGATCCTGTGGTACTGATTTGTTGGAATGCTGCTGCTGAATAATCAATGGCAATACTGCCACTGGTTGTGGTAATAGGCAAATAGGTATACGAAACGTCATTTAGTTTCACAGCATAAATGAGATTGTCTGCCATGTTGTTGTTCAACGTAGTGCCCGACAGTGCAGCCTTTAGCACAACCTTGCTTTGTAGGTCGTCTATTTCGTTTTCGGCATATTGAAAGTTTGTTTTGATGTTGGTAAAGTTGTCTCTGAAGCCCTGGGTGTTATTGGGCACGCCGGCAACTGGATAGGTACCGTCGATATTGTTTGGGTTGATTTGGCTGGTCATTTCGTAGTCCTTGTTATAGATATTTATTCAGACCCTGAAATAGCTAAATAATCCAAAGGTCTTGAGCAATGCAGAAAAAAACTCGAAGTATTCTAGAAGAATTAGAATCACTGTATGTAGAACGTGATCAGCGCTTGCTGATCGAAAATCGTGCTACAAACGTGATTGCTAATGCCATACGACTAGTAGAACAAATTGAAGCTGAGTATGATGCTGAAGCAGCAGACAATCTCACAAGAAAATTACTCAATGCCATTCGCACCAAAGACGCAGGCAAGTTCTCGCGTTCAGTAAGGAGAACCCATGCAGATTCATGAATTAACACGTAAACAACCCATCAAAGAAGCATCAGTTGGTGGAGCGCTTGGCGGAGCAGCCAGCGTAGTAGGTGGTATAGCATCACAGTTGGTCAACAAAGCTGCTGCTGCCCAGGGCTTGAATCCAGTGATTGGCGGCCAACAAAAAGCCACTGTGGCTGGAGCGCAAGACGCAGCCTTCTCTGCCACTGATCCACTGATTAAGGGTCTAGCAACTGCTGCTGCAAAAGAATGGAAACAAACTGTCAGCGAACTGATGCAAACCATGAAAACTCCAGCTGGATTAATGGCAACTCGTCCAAGTGAACTACCACCAGCCCAATTACAACAGGTGCTGGAAGACATGGTGTCAAGATTGATTGGTGAACCGTATGAATCGTTGGTCAATAAGGTAAGTGCAGAGGCACACGACGGAACAGGCAAACAATACGCTGCCAAATTAACCACATCCATTAAAAATCAAATTGATGCTATTGTGGCACAAGAACAAACAGCTGGCAAACCTGATCCCAACAAAGAGTCAGCACTATGGAGCACATTGGCAGCAGCAATTTCAGATGCCAAAAGCGAAATAGAGTTTAGCTCCAGCAAAGGTCAAGGCGCTGTTGCTCGGCCTGGCCTACTGCCGCCTGCATCAGAGCAATTGGCAGATGAGCTGGGAATGTCGGACCAAACCATTGCTGCTTTGCAAAATTATATCAGACTTAACGGCAGCAAAATAACTCCTGCACTAGCAGCGTTGTTGGGTGGGGTCAAATGAATCTGATCGAAGGCGGCAACGTATTCAAAGACAAAATGGGTCTGCCACTCACGCAGCGCATTGATCAAGCAGACATACCCGGCACTGTGCAGTGGTTGGAAACTGTAACAGGGCTAGACTTGACCAGCACAGAAGATCCTGCTACAGGTTATCCTGTAAAATGGCTGGGCAGCACAGGCAAAAAACCGTCATCGGGAGACTTGGATCTGGCAGTTGATACCAACGAAATCACCAAGGGCGAATTAAAAGTCAAACTAGATCAATTTGCCACAAGTCAGAGTCAGGACCCAAGAGAGTTTGTGCGTATGAGTGGCGAAGCTGTGCATTTTAAAACACCCATACTTGGCAATGCTGATAATGGTTTTGTACAAACAGATTTTATGTTCATGCCTAATGTTGAATGGGGCTCATTCTTTTTGTCTGGTGGTGTTGATTCTGAGTACAAAGGTTTGTACCGCAATATACTCTTGAGCTCGATTGCCAAGAGTTTAGGACTCAAGGCTTCTGCTAAAGGAGTCACTAGCAGAATAACAGATCAGTTAATACCAGGCGGACTTGATCCTGACCACGCTGCTGAAGTATTGCTGGGCAAAGGCCGCACTCGAGACAATCTCAAAAATGTCGAAGCCATTTATGCTGCTCTAGCACGTGATCCCAAGAAGGACGCCAAACTTGAAGACTTCCGTCAATATCTTGCTAGGGACAATCTCAAAGAGCCGTCAGCGTCGGTTGCTGAAGATGATGTGGGATTCCTGGGACGACTACGTGATCGCATTGTGAATCGTGGTTACGTGGCCCTGGTAGAAAACAACATGATTGTAGAAGCTGCTGAACCCGGAGTGGGCGGCAGAGCCAAGGGCATCGAACACCTGGAAGATTTAGTGTTTCGTTACGGCGCCGCTGGTATACAACAAGCACTAGACATTGTCAAACATGCCACTGAGTCCCCTGGAACAGTTACTGCCAAGTGGGACGGAAAACCAGCTGTGATATTTGGCCGCAAACCCGACACCGGTGAGTTTGTGCTCACAGATGGTTCAGGGTTTGAAGCCAAGGGCTACGACGGACTTGCTACCAGTCCACAAATGATGGCAGATATACAAAGCAACAGATCTGGAGACAGAACTGAACTGATCAACCTCTATGCAACACTGTTTCCAGTACTAGAAGCTGCTTTGCCCCCTAACTTCCGTGGTTATGTCAAGGGAGATCTGTTGTACATGCAACGTCCTCCTGTGATAGCTGGCAACTATGTGTTTGAGCCCAACACTATTGAATATCGTATTCCTGTCAAAAGCTCTATGGGACAGCGCATTGGCAACAGCAACATAGGTGTTGCTGTTCATAGTATGTACAGTGATGCTGGTGAACCACGACAGCCACTTGGCGGCGTAGCGTTCAATGAAGTACCAGGATTGTTACTGGAGCGTCCTGCCACTCCTAACACCTTGGAAACTGATCCAGCCATTGAAAAGCAACTGCGAATGATTGTTCGCACCTACGGAAACAGCATGAAAACTCTGTTTAACCCAGCTGAACTTCGTACTGCACAAATCACAGATTTGTTCAAGCTGGCAGTGGATTTTATCAATACCAAAGTGGGTGCTCCGTTACAACCTGCTAATCAGTTGGTAATAGAATTTGGCAACTGGTTAAAAACCAAAGTAACTCCACGCAAGTTCAACAACATTGTGGAATATTTGAACAGTCCCAGCAGCAACATTGAAGCCCTGGGCGCAGCGTTTTATGCATTTGAACTGCTGCATGCACTCAAGATGCACCTTAAAGATCAAGCAGACGTTGCCAATCCTGGCGGGGAAGGTTGGGTCATGGCCACGCCTGCAGGCTACGGCAAGCTGGTTTCTAGGTTTGATCCCACTGCATTTGCTGCTCAAAACCGAGCTAGAAATAACCCTCAACAGGCGTGATTTTTCCAAACTAACTAAATAAAAGCAGGGATCATGTGTCCCACTAACTTAAAGGAAATTTATCATGGCAGTATTTACAAAAGTAAACGGAACCACACAACCAGTATTTGCACTGGACGTAGGAAATGGTTCCATCGCAGGAACAGCTAACGTAGCAGCTCAAGGTCCAGTTCAGATCCAAGGTCCAAAACTTGACTTCTTCACTTTGACAGCTAACGCCGCGTTGACCAACGCTGGTAACGTTAACGGTTACTTGAACAACGTGTTGACATCTGTTCAACAACTTGGTACAATCGCAATTTACCAAGCCGGCGCAACAGCTGGTACAATCAGCTTGGCTATCTACCCAAGTGGCGCTTACACCACAACTACTCTGGTTGCTGCTGCTCAAACAGCCAACGCAACTGGTGGCTTGAACATTGGCATTCCAACTGCCAACGTTACTAGCACAGCTAGCTTCACTAACTTGGCTTAATAGCTAGGTTTAGTTGACCACCTCAACCCTGGACGTAAAAAATCCAGGGTTTCTTTTTGGCCTTAAATATCTGTCTAATGAGAATACAGTGCCGAACACTTTTTGATTGCAGTTATACAGGCGTTACAGGCAGCTTCCGCACTAGTATGATCCCGTTTGAAGACAAGTCGGGACAACCGGTACTAGATCTTGCTGACTGGAATCGCAGTAGAAATCAACAGCGCAACTGGGAAACTTTGTTGCAAATACTGGGACTCAAAGCACAACCTACAGACCTGGTGTTGCCTGTTCACCGGTTGGGAACATGGGAATTTGAATTTGCCATAGAATCTGAAGGTGTGTATCTAAATGGCAACAATCCTGATCCACTGGCAGGCCTACTGCAAGACTGCAATGGAGTGCCAATGCTGACAGGACTCACCGAAACAGCAGGAGTTGAACGTAGTATTTCTACTCACGGCCCTGATCAAAACATTTGGTTTGTGTTACTAAATAATACACTGGAACAATAAAATGGCTGATACCACCGACATCGAAAAGAAAAGTCTGGAAGCACATGTGGAATTGTGTGCAGAGCGATACAAAGCATTGGAACGGCAATTTACAGACGTTAGGTCAGACATAAATGATCTCAAAATTATGGCAGAGAACACTCATAGATTAGTTCATAAAATGTCAGAAAATCGCAACAGTCAAGTGATCAACTGGGGTATAGGCATGATTGGAGTGCTGCTGGCAGTGTGCGGTTGGTTGATAACGCAGTATGTCAAAACTCTATGAATAAAGAGCAAAAGCTAGAACGCTTTGCTGAGCGAGAATTCAAGAGAAATCTCGACAACATGATTGTGAAAGAAGATGACGGCAGTTATGTTGTGTTTGGCAAGTATCATATAACACAACAAACACACGGATACATGGTCAGCACTTGGTCATCAGACATACACTGCTTTGACAGCAAGCGCAATGCTGTAAGCTGGTGTGTAGCAGACAAATTTAATCAGCTGACTTTGGCCAACACAATTTTAAATTTAGACCGTAAAAAACAAACATTAGCAGC